AAGATTTACACGAAACGATTTTATCAACGGAGTTTATACATACTCGTGGGATAAAGCAAGATGGGAGAGATTAAAAAGAGAAGGTTGGATAGAAACTTGGAGACATAGGAATAGAACAACTATAATGTATTCTGTATTTAAAACCTCGTGGAAATGCTCTCAAATGATTAGTAGGATATATCGTATCCTATTAGGTGAGGAAGACTTACCCACTTCAGAAAGAAGTGTATTTTATAAGAATAAATCATATACAGATAAAGTTTACAATAAAGCTATAGATGATATGATAAAAGATATTGATAGATAATGGGATTTAAACTAGGTAAAAATAGAGGATTTGAAGCTACAGCTGGTGAAATCAAAACAAAAATGCGTTTTGGTAAACAAGCTGGGGAAAAAGGCTCTGTACCTGGAACGCCTGTTATTAGAAAAAATTTAGAAGAAGGAATACTTGGTGAAGCTAATATGGATGGTAGTATATATATTAGTGATAAAATAGCGCCAGGTAGTGAAGAAGAAAGACAAGTAATAAATCACGAAATGAGACACGCTACCGATATGAAAGTAGGTAAGTTAGCTTATGGAGATGATTTTGTAAAGTATAATGGTGTTACATATCCAAGAAAAACTATTAATGGTAAAGATATGATAATAGTAGATGGTGTTGCTAAACAAGCTGGAGATGAAGGTTTTCCTTGGGAAGATGACGCAAACAATGGTAATGATCATGGAAGTATTTAAAGATAATAATGATTGGAACGAAAAATCTATTATAGGATTTATTGCATTTACAATAATGTGTGTGATTATGATAGTAGATCTTGTTACTGGTTACTTTGGTAAAGATTTAATAATTAATGAATTTATTTATGATTCATTTGTATTTGTAGTGCTTGGGTGCTTCGGTATAAGTGGAATAGAAAAATTTGCAAAAAAATAAAATATGAGCTTAATGACAATAATGAGTGGAATACCGTTATATACAACAAAAAAAGAAGCTTTAGCTTGGTCTTTAGCTAATGGTGTTACTGGTTATCATAAGCATACTTTTAACAATAAATTAGGATATATGGGTGGCGCTACACACGCGGTAATTACAAAAACTAAAGCGGTTCAAAAAAACACTGATAAAAATATACAGTTTCCATCAAGATATCCGCAACAAGATAGACCGGCGCAAATAAATGAACAAAAACCCATGGAACCTATGCGACCACAAGTAACGCAACAAACAAGACCACAGCCACAAACACAACAAACACAAAGACCTGTAATTAGAACAACTCAACCTTTTAGAAGAACTTCTACCGGTGGTGGTACCGGTGGTGGTGGATATTAAAATTAAATTATGTTAGGAAAATTATTATCTGGAGGAGCAGCTGATTTAGTGAAAAATGTAGGTGGAGTTATAGATAATCTACATACATCTAAAGAAGAAAAGCTTGAAGCAGAAAGAAAAATAAAAGAATTAATTGCTAACTACGAAGTTGAGATGGAAAAGAATATTACATCTCGTTGGGAGGCAGATTTAAAATCAGATTCATGGTTAAGTAAAAATGTTAGACCTATGGTTTTGATTTTTTTAATAGTATGCACCATGCTGTTAATATTTATAGATGCTGGTGCAATAAAATTTAACGTAAAAGATTCTTATATAGATCTTTTACAACTAGTATTAATAACTGTGATCGGTGCTTATTTTGGCGGGCGATCATTTGAAAAAGTAAAAAAATAAAATTATGGGACAAAATTCAACAGAAGTAGCTTACGGCTTTGGTCAAATGGGTAGTGGGCATATAAAAGCAGTGGCATCTGATTTAAAACCTCCTCATGGTAGAGTTATAGTAGCTATAACGATGTTAGAAGATATATTGTTTGATCAGTTAGTAGCTGACACTACTTATGCATCTACACTGGTTAACACCGCTGGATCTTATGGAGACGGTGTAGCTTATTTTGGAACTGGATCGCAAACAAGAGCTAATGGTTTAGACAACTCTGATGATAGCGTTGAAAGCGTTGCTATTGGTACCGCTGTTTCTTTTCCAAAAGGATTAACTATATACGGTAGATGGACTAGAGTATCTCTACAAGGTTCTGACTACACGCATGGTATAATCTGTTACTATGGAGAATAATGATAGGATTAGGAGCGAATTTAACTGGAGGAGCAGATATTATACCTGAATGGGTAACACCAGCAGATTTTGGTGATTCTTTATTATTATGGTTAAGACATGATACTGGATTACAAGAGTCAGATGGTAGTACGCCAGAAGATGGTGAAGATATAACTCAATGGACAGATAAATCTTCTCACGCTAGACACGCTACAGCGTCTTCTAACTATCCAGATTATATAGCCACTGGTGGTTATGTAGATTTTACTGGTACTAGTGAAGCACTTAGGTTGGCAGGAGACGCTTTAGAATTAACAACATTTTCTTGTTATGTAAGATTAACTTATAACAATGATACTCTTAATAGTCAAGATATACTTCTTGATGACCCTGACACCTCGAGTAATTTTTGGCGTATACAATCTAGCACTCAAATAAGGGTTAGACTTTCGGCTGGTGGTTCTAAAAACTTTACTCCACACACAGAATTAACAGATGCAACTATGTATAATATGGGAATAGAAAGAGATGGTTATGGTAATCTCTCTAGTTGGATGGCTGTAGGAGGTGGTGCTATAGCTCAAAATGGTAGTACTTTAGTGCAAGGTTTATCTAAAACTTTTAATGTAGATAGAATAAAAGGTGGTAACGAATGTCGTGTATCAGAAATTATAATAGTAAATAGAGCGCTTTCAAGTTTAGAACGAACATTACTAGATGCTTGGTTAAAAACAGAAACAGCAGGATAAAATAAATATGTTAGGGTTAGGAAATACAATAACATCAACTTCTCATCATGAACAACAATACTCTCTATTGTTAGATGGTACTGATGATCATTTAGATATTGGTGATCATTTAGACGTAGGTACAGATAATTTTTCTATATCACTATGGTTTAAAGCAGATACTTATGAAAGTGAAAATGATTATATTTTTTCTAAATATCAAGGTCAAAATGATAGAATAGATATTTTTCTTAGTAGCACCGCAAGGATTAACGCTTTAGCTGTAGGTGGTGGAGATACAATATTTCATTGTATGGGTGGCTCTATAAGTGGTTTGGGATCAGTATGGGTTCACGTACTTGTTTCATGTGATAGAGCTGGTAATACAGTGTTATATGTAAATGGAGTTACCACTACTTATGGAGATACAGAAACAACAGACACTAGTACAAGCCAAACGTTAAGTAATACAGCAAGTATTAAAATTGGTGCTCTATCTAGTTCAGGCGGATCTAATTTTCTAGGCAAAGTAGATGACGTAGCTATATTCAATGTGGCTATAGACTCAGATGCAGCGTTAGCTATATATAACTCTGGAAAACCATTTAATTTAAATTATGATAGAGGTGATTATGTTAACTCTTCGGCTTTAACAGGTTATTGGAGAATGTTTAACGGTTTGTTTGATGACAAGCAAAATGGTGTAGTACACGACGCGCATGACCCAGGGTTTGGATCTGATTTAGTTGTTAACGGTAGTTTTGATGCCGATAGTGGTTGGACAAAACAAGATGGATGGACTATAAGTGGGGGAACTGCTAATTTTGATTTTAATAACGATAACGGTTCAAACAGAAACATATATCCCGCATCTTCAATTCTAACAGCAGGAAATACATATAAACTAGAGTTTGATATTACTTCTGTAACAGCAGGTGGAATAAGAATGGTTAATTCATCAGTGTCTGATGATACAACGTTTAGCACTGTTGGAACTCATGTTTTGTATTGGAAAGCAACAGGAGTACATTTATATATGAAAGCAGATGATGATGCTATTTTATCAATAGATAATGTAAGAGTCTCTAAATTAAACGGATACCCAGGTATAACAAGCGCAGATGCGACATTTAGTACAGATACTCCAGACGATTAAAATAAAAAAAATGGCATATAATAATTATACATACGTAATATTAGATAAATCTGAAATAATAGATAGTAATGGAGAAGAGTTAATAGATTTTTCTCAATTATTAAATCGTAATTCATCTATGTTGAGATATTCTTTAGATGGAACTAAAGGATTAGTAAAATACGATGGAGACCAACCATCTTTTTTAAATGGTAAAACAACTTATACCCATGAAGAAATTAGAACTGAAATGGCTAAATCTGATTGGAATAATAAAGAATAAAAATAATTAACTTAAATTAAATTAAATGGCAACAACAAAATTAAAAGGTACAAGTAAAAAAATTAAAGAACTTAAAGGTATTAAACCTGAAAAAATAACTGATGAGCAGTTAACAAAAGTTCAAACTACAGTAAACAATATAAATAGAACTCAATTAGAAATTGGTAATCTAGAAGTAAAAAAACATGAGATGATGCATGGTATTGCTGGTTTTAGAGATGAATTAACATCATTACAAAAAGAGTTTGAAAAAGAATACGGTACATTTGATATAGATATACAAACTGGTACTATAAATTATCCAAAAGAAAATGGCGAAGTTAATAAGAAAGATTAGTGTAGGTAAAGACTACAAAAACGACGCTATGCACTATGCTGTTGGGCAAGAGGTTTATGGAGGTCATACTATTTGTGATATATTAGAAGAAGACGATAAATATTCTATTTATATTAAAAAAAATAAAGATGTATTACCTTGGAAAGACTTTAATAAAAATATGGCAGTATCTGTAGAATATAATTTAGAATACTAATGAAAAGTGTTTACAACTTTGTTGTAACGCCAAAAGGAGAAAGATATAATAATACTAAAAAAGTTGGTGATTCAGAGTTAATAATTAATACTGAAATATTTAATCATCAACATGTAAATAGAGAAGCTATAGTTATATCAAACCCTATCATTGGTAATACAGATATAAAACCAGGTGATACAATTATAGTACATCATAATGTTTTTAGAAGATGGCATGATGTCAAAGGTAAAGAAAAAAATAGTAGAAGTTATTTTAATGAATCTACTTATTTTGTAAATCAAGATCAAATCTTTTTATACAAAAGAAATAAAGAGTGGATGGCACCAAAAGGTTATTGTTTTGTAAAACCTTTAAAAGCAGTAGATCAATTTAATATTGAATCTGAAAAACCATTACAAGGTATTATTAAATATTCTGATGGTACTATGAAATTAAACGAACTTGTAGGATTTACACCAAACAGCGAATATGAGTTTATAGTTGATGGCGAAAGACTATATAGAGTTTTATCTAAATTTATTACAATTAAATATGAATATCAAGGAGACGAAGAAGAATATAATCCAAGCTGGGCAGAAAGCAGTAGATGAGTTGATTAAAGTCGCTAAAGAACCTATTGTAGATTCAGACGACGATATATCAGCAGATAGATTAAAAAACGCCGCGGCTACTAAAAAACTAGCTATATTTGACGCATTTGAAATACTTAACAGAATCCAAGAAGAAGAGAACTTGCTTGAGGGCAAAACACCTGAAAAGGCAGAGGAAAAAGTCTTTAGAGGATTCGCTGAAGGCAGATCTAAGTAATGTACGAGCAAAGTTTAGTTAAAATAATAAAACCAATTAAAAAAACGACTATTAGTCGTCTTAACAAATCTAAAAAATGGAAATATGGATATGATAAAAAACATGATATTGTCATTATATCAAAAACTGGGCAAATTGGTGAAATTTTGGAGATGCAAAACCTGCGTATTGCTTTGCCTAGAGTGCCAAAAAACGTGTACTCACATGAAAAAAACAAATGGGTAAAACAA